CGCTGTCCAACATTGCAATATCTGCCCTATTTGCATTCACGCACGGGTAGCACTCCATGCTGCGATGCGGCAATACTTCAAACCCGGCGCGGGTTATTAGTTCATTACGGTCATCGTCTGAGTATCGAACCAGAGGTGAATGTAGCGACCTTCCTCCGTGGTTCTCGGACTCCTCCACCCATTCCGGCCATTGTGCGCGTTTCGCCGACTCTGACCGGCGAATACCGACCAAACATGTCGCCTCTTGATCTGGGTCAACGGTTTCTAGCCATGCCATAGCGGGCTTAATCTTTAGCTCAAAGCTGCAAAACGCCATGCCATTGCGCGGCCATCCCTTTTTTCGAGTTACCAGCGACACCATGCCCTCGCTCGCTATCTCGTGATAGGTGCCAACGGTTTCAACCAAGGCGCGGAATTTATCAAGTCTCTCTACCCAAAAGTCAGCCGCCCATCCTGTGTTGCTGTAGGCGACATGCAAATCAGACAGGTTATTTTCGATAGCCCACTGCACTAGAGCCACAGAGTCATTCCCTCCGCTCCCAAATATTACGTTCATACAGGCACCAAGCCGCGAGTCCAACTGCTTACCGGGTATTTCCTGCCTTTGGGTTTACTGTAACCCATGCTCGCCAGAACTTCGTGCTGATTGGATTGGTTGTGGAATACCCCGACCAGATTGGGCGGTCTCATTTCCAAAGCCAACCTTGTCAGCACCGGAGCGGAATACAGCAATCGGTAGGTGCCATCTGGATTTTTGAATACGGCAATTGGTGAATCAATTTCGGCGACTGCTATCCTCGCCATTATTTCGGTTATGGATTGTGACCTCATTGCGCTTTCCCCGCTGCGTCTTTGCATTCGTCGCATTTCCAGCCTTTCGCAGCAATCCGATTGCCTTTTGGCTTGTAGCTTTGGCATGACTCGCAAAATCGCTTGCCGGTGTGGTATCTAAGATGAAGCCCGCCATTGGATGCTTTGTCTATCTCGGCTTGCAGGTAGTCACCGCTTCCGCGATTGTACCTATCGCCCCATCCTTTCTTTTTGCTGTGATACTTCATTTCATTTGCTCCCTATCTTTGATTTCGGGCAATTGCAAGTTTCAATTTCCCATCTATCGGTAATTGTGTTGAACACTAACAAACATTCGTCGCCATGAGGCAGCATCTCGATGATTGCCTCTAGCTCGGATATGCGGGCTTGTATTGCTGTGACGAATTCCGGCACATCTTTATAAACAGGGCTGTCGCATACGTTGCAAAACTGCCGATTAACCAAATCCCAATGATGCGTTTTATCTTGCATACCACATTCATGGCAGTACCATTGCTCACTCATCCCTATCGCTCCTCTGCCTGTGTGAATCTGTCGGGAAACGGCGGCAGCACCACGCCCAATTCTTGAGCTGCCCACTTCTGCAAGCCCGCGATAACTATGTCGTGGTCAATCGTGCTCGCTTCCTCGGTACTGGTTTTAACTGCTGTGACCTTGGCGAATACAGGTTTGTAAACATCGTGTTTAAATGATTCCTTCGTCCATGCGGTATCCAGCCCTCGCGTGGTTAGCTTTTCGAGCACAATCTGCTTTGTGATGCCGTGGTCATTCAGCACCTTGGCTGTTTGCTCCATCCACAGGTGCGCCGCTGCACGCTGCTTGTCGGTCTTGGGCTTCTCGCCGCTAACGCTTTCCATTTCTGCCATATCCTTTATCAAAGTCATTTCCATCGCCGATGAATATGTGCCCCGAAATAGATTGGTAGCGTTCACCGCGATAATAAATCACAGACCGCCTACCCCTTGTTGGGCCGCGCTCACCATCCTTTTTTATAATGTACTTCTGATAAACATCTACCCGTATTTCGTCTAGCGGGTGCGCGCCTTCCTTAATCAAAAATCCAGCGACGATACTCGCATCGGATGGCAGTTTGTCGCTATCAAGTGCTATCCATATGGTTGTATCAATTCTGGAAAACAACTCATCATTACTGTTTGTTCTCTGAGCCTTTTTATTTTCCCAATATTCATAGTCGCCATAATTCATGAACCCGAAAGTCGATTCCGCTCCATTGACAGCGTAGCCGGTGCCGTTTGTTCTAGCGTCTGCCGTTCTGCTCATGCTTCACCCTCTCCGCTCGTATCGTTAGGTGCGTTTTCACTATCGGCCTCAGATGCTCCGGTACTGCCTCTACCGCTGCCCTGCGTTCAGCTAGGGATTTCATGGCGGCGATCTGCTCTGCGTATTGGCGTGGCCATAGCTCCTCAGTATCGACCAACATTACCCCTCCTCATCGTTTGGTGCCTGCGCTGCCGATTCCGCTAGCTCTACCAGGGACTCAAGGGCGCGGGCTATGCGCTCTAGGCTTTCGGCTATGCTGTCTGCGGCCATTTGCTCGGGTATGAAATCTGGAATCATCATGCGGCGTCATCCTCCAGCGTATCGAAAAGGTCAGGCGTGCCTATAGAGTTCTCCGCTTCCTTAAGATATAAAACACCATCTGCGAAGTAGCGCGGCGACAACTCAATCCCGTAACCCTTGCGCCCTTTCAAAACAGCTCGATATGGTACTGACATAATTCCGCCAAACGGATCTAGTACAACGTCGCCGGGGTTGCTCATTTGCTCAATTACCCTGTCGGCAATATCGAATTGCATCGGGCAAAGGTGCATCTCTCGCCCTTTCTGACTTTGCTGTGTATTCAGGGTGATCATTCGCGCAATGTCGGTCCACACCTCTTTTGACCAGCTTGGCGGCTGTAACAGCATGAATGTGGAAGGCAGGCGACCTTGTGAATACAGCATGTCTGCAACTTCAACGTGGTATTCAAAGTCATAGGTATTTTCAAGGTTGTACTTCCTGAACCATTTGAATATCTGTTCGTGCGGCAATTGCTCTAATTCATCCGGCGTTAATTTTCGATTTCCCGATGATCGGGCGAAGCCGTGAGCGTCTACCTGCCATCGGCCCACAGAGTAATCTTGTTTGGTTTTCACCACTGGCGTATCAGCGTAGGCGTTTGCTGTTTCTGTTGCTGGCTTACGGAATAGCAAAAGGTATTCCGGCATTCCTACGCCCATCTTCGTACCGTCCTTGCATTGCTCTGTCCAGCCAAGGCGATATGTTTGGTTATTCTCCCGCACAACGTCCGTTACGATGGTTTTCATGCCCATGTAGGCAAAGCCGTGCTTTAGGTAATGCTCTGTCGCCTTCATATGCAGCGGGTAAACCGTCTGGCATCCAAAGTCGGTCATACCCATAGGCACAATACGGTCCTTGACATGAACGGCGCAAATGCGACCAGGCTGCAACACGCGATAAAGGTTTGGCGTGAGGTAATCCATTTGTTCAAAAAAATGCTCGTTGTGATCTGTATGCCCAAAGTCGGCATAATTCGGGGAGTATTCATACTGAGTTGAAAACGGGATGCTAGTCAGGATAAGCCCGACGCTATCGGATTCCATGCGGGCGCATTCTTTGATGCAATCCTCGTGTACCGCTGTAAAATTGTTCCCGGTGACGACCATTCTTTCCACGCCAAGTTTGCGCGTGAGAAAATCCAATTTCCCCGCATCCGACAAGCCATATTCTCTAATTATCTCTGTCATTTTCCCCACCTGTTTAATGTGATTGCGCCATTTTTCTTCTAACACTGATCTAACTTGCCGCTCAGACTCCGTGTAAATAATATCTATGACGCACTGCTTGTCTTGCAGGAATCGCTGTATGCGGTGAATCGCTTGAATGAAATCATTGAACTTGAAACCGATGCCTAGAAATATTGCGTGGTGACAGTGGCGCTGGAAATTACAACCTGACCCCGCTATTGAAGGCTTGGCCGCAAGGTATTGAAACTCCCCGTTGCTAAAATCAATGATGGCCTTTTCCCTCGCTTCCAAATCCTGCGAACCGTACACGCTTACGGACGAAGGTATTGCTTTCTCAATAGCGTAACGCTCTCTCTCAAGGTCGTGCCATATCAACCGATTCGCTAATGGATCTTCTGCGATCAATTCCAGCATCTTGTCTATGCGGTGAGGCAGGCTTTCGCGCTTCTCTCGTGATGATTCAACTACGCCTATCGCGTGCTTTTTGAACATCATCAACTGGTTATTCCAGTCCTCGCCCGCGTGTTCGTGGTCTGCCGGTATTTCGTGCCAGCGCACGTCCAGCTCCGGCATGGTATAGCCGTCATCCGAACAACCAAGGTCAGAAGGGCGCTGTACGAACAAGGCCCACGACGCTACCCATAGCCAAAACTCTTGTTCCTTGTGCGCGTGCAATGTGAGCTTGTCGGCCTTGGTGGAGTCGCGCTTGAAAAACCGCGTCTTGGCTTGCCCTACATCCATAATTCCGAGGTATGCGGCGTAGGCCAGAAGCTCAATGTATTCATTCGGTGAAGGCGTGGCCGTTGCCACAAAGCGATATTTAACGCCCGCCGTTCTAACCCGGCTGTGCATGTCGCGCTTATCGTCGCCCGCCAGTGTTGCCATGAATTCGCGGAATGTCTTAGTGCCTCCAAACCCTCGGAGAATAGATGCCTCATCCAGGCTAACAGCGCCAAACAGCGTTGGGTCAAGTTTGCCGTCTCGGATCGTTTCGTAGTTTGTTAGATGGATTTTGCCCGGCTCAATTTCTTCTGCTCGCCGGATAAACTTTGTTTCAATGCCGAGCATTGCGGCATCGCGGGTAAACTCCTGTCGCACGCCCAGCGGCAAGACAATCAAGCCATGGCAGCCTTCGTGCGCCATGCACAACCGGATAACCTCAAGCTGGATAACCGACTTCCCCAAACCGAACGCGGCAAAGATCGCCCGCAAGCCGCCCTGACAAGCCCAACCAACAATCAGCTTCTGGTGTTCCTTGAGTATTGGATTTACATCATTCAAATCAATATCAAAACCCGTGCGATCAGCAACGCAAACTTTTGCTTTTAAAAAGTCTTCGTATTCTGGCTTTTCTTGATTTACTATATTCGCATTCACTGTGCTACCTCTCATAGTGCAGTTGATAGGGGGCTGGTAGTTTCCGCTGCCAGTCCCCGAACCTTAAACCCATCCCCTGACACTTTCAATGCCTAACTCAATATTATTTTTTCGGCGTATCGCCATTGTCAGGAACTTGTTAGCGCACTTGCGATTGCTTACGAACGTGCGTAGCGCCTGCCCTGACTTTCCTTCCACATCCGGCCCGCGTTTGATAACAGCATCCTGAACCATCGCATTCAGCAGGTTAGCCGCGCTGATTGGTGATAACCCGATAGCAGTTGCCGCGTCATATTTCGTCACGCTGTCCTGCGTCTCAAACAGCGCGAGGACTGCCTGACGTTGGGCGCTTCTTGGCTTGTGTTGTTTCATGACGACGCCTTTTCTTTGTGGTGGTTACAGGTAGCCGTCTTGTGAACCTTGAAACCGCCAAGGCCGCAGCGGATGTTTTTCTCGTCGTGATAAATCTGCCCCGCCCAATTCTTGACAGGCGTTAAATCAGACATATACCACGCGCAGTTGCTGCACATTTTCAGCGTCCGTGTGTAGCCCTGAGATGCCTTTGCTTCGCTTTGCTTGCTCATACCCTACTCCCTTAGTTACGTTGTCAAACTGGTGTCAAAAATTCGCTTGATAGTATAGTGAATGCTGCTGCTGCCACTGCTGGAACTTGTCCGTTTCCAGTGGCTGCAAGTCGCTCCACTTGATAGGCCACCCCATCAGCCACTCGGTCAGGCTCGGGTTCGGGTAGCCATTTATTAAGTGCTTTTCTGTACCTCGAAAGTATTTCAAACCTGTTCCTATTTTGGCACCACTTGGTCGCGTCTCCCCCCTCTCCTTCCTTTCGATGCTTGTGCGGCACCACCCGACTGCAAATCCGTCTGTTTTGACGGGAGTGGGCCACAAGCCAAATTCTGTCGCGGTTGTGTGGCGCTCCAAATTCGGCTGCTGAAAACACTGACCACGCAGCATCAAACCCGAGCTCGGCCAAGTCTCTAAGGATTGTTCCAAGTCCTCTAGTAGTGAGTCTTGGCGAATTTTCCACGAACACCCATCTGGGCTTAGTTTCGCAAACCACTCTCGCCATGTGTCGCCACATCCCGCTGCGTTCTCCATCTATGCCCGCTCCTTTTCCTGCGCCGCTAATGTCCTGACAGGGAAACCCGCCAGAAACCACGTCAACAATTCCTCTCCACGGCTTTCCGTCAAAGGTTTGCACGTCATCCCATATTGGGAAAGGCTCCAGAATCTTGTCGTTTTGTCTGGCGGCAAGAACACCTGCGGCGTAGGGCTCCCACTCAACAGCGCAGACTGTTCGCCATCCGAGTAATTTGCCGCCGAGTATTCCTCCACCAGCGCCCGCGAAAAGAGCCAGCTCATTCATTGCACTCCCTCATACCCTACTCCCTTAGTTACCTTGCCCAACTAAATCACCGATAATCCATGTCAATACATATTCTGTCTGGGTCTGTTATTTCATCCAATCCCAGTGCTTTACGCTTCGTGTTTTCCTCCTCCATGACGTACAGTTGCCGGGCAAGTCGCGAGTAGGCGCGCTCAGCCTGTTCGTAATTCATTGGCACGACATTGGGGTTATATTTCGCCAGCCGCTCCCCCACGATTGCACTTGCCTGTGCCTCGGAATGCGCCTTCAACTGCTCTTTTGTTTTTGCGCCAATACACCAGCGCCGGAACTCTGGCAATGATGGAGGCCATTCATCGGTAGACTGGTTTAGTGTAATAAGTCCTGTTCGCCACTGGTATATCGTCAGGTCGCGCAGTCCTTCAATCCATGTCTGGTTAGGCTCCTCTCCCATAGGTTTCACCCATTTGTACCCATACGCTTCCGACATAACTATCCACAGCTTTGTCAGTGCCTGGTCATACTCAGCTTCCGTTAGTGGAGGCGGCAAGTTTTGCCCTGAGTTTGTCGGCGGTTGTCTGGTGCCTATTTTGCTGAATATTTCCTGCAAACCCTGCTGAATCTCGTCCATTGCTTTTCTCCTGTGGCTCAAACAGCCCTACCCAACCTTTTTCAATACTGCGGTCAATAATGAGGTGCTGTGTCGGTTTGTCGTATTTCGATAAAAACTTGTGCTGCTTTTTAATTGTGCTTGGGGTTGGTTTCTTTCGTTTTTCCTTAAGGTGCCTAATCCATTCATCCCAGGAATCCGAATTGATATATTCTGGCAAATCCACAGGAGCGTCAGCGACTAGGGTTTTAGGTGGTTTATGGTTATTGGTTATTGGTTTATGGTTGGTATTGCGTTCGCTATGCGTTGGCAATGCGTTCGCATCGGTGTTTTCCCAGCGTTTACGGGCCGCTTGTTTGGCCTTGTCGGATTTTCCGCGAAAGTCTGCAATTTGCTGCTCTACCCTGAACTGCCGGTAAACACCGTCATCATGCAGAACGAAAAACTCCCGCAATACGTTCGCTATGCGTTCGCAGTGCGTTCGCATACGAATCAATCGGGCGATTTCTTCAACGGTTGGAGGCAAGCCAATTTCGTTCAGGTAGCAGTAATCGAGCATCCGGCGATAGGCCAAATCCTCTAACTCATCAAGGTGTGCTGTGTGGCTGGCGTAGTCGCCTATGTGAAACTGATAGTAGTGCATTGAACCACCTTTAAAGACGGCCCGGGCTGATAATTGCCAGCGAGGGTAGTCTTGCGACCGAACGGCTCCCAGACCGTCATTAAAGGTGACTCGCACTGTCACCTCACTATTGCGCTTATCAGGGCGCACAGAAAATATACCACCGCAGGTTATGGTGTTCAAGGCTTTTCCATGAGCTTGCGCTCCAGCTTGTCGATTGCCTTTCCCCTGATAATTTCCCCTTCCCTGCCAAGCCTCCTATTCGCAGACAAGGCTAGCTTTTCTGCTGCTACCACCTCCTCCGCTATTGTTCGCATATCTTCAAGCCAATCAAAATAGCATGAGACACAACCGGCTTTAGTGCATTGGTCACCGCACTGTTTACACGTCAGTAATTTAGGCATAATATAATCCTCGCTAAGCCCTGTCCCCCTAGGCAGGCAATAGCGGCAGTCCTCTCCCTTCTGTCGCGCAAACTAGGCATCTTCGGATGCCTTTTTTGTTTCCAGTTCCATGATCGCCCTGCCGATTAGTTCCGGGATTTGAGGGACTACGGCGTTTCCAAGGGCTGCAAGTCTGTCCAATTGATGGGGAAGCCCATCAGCCACTCCGAGAAAAGGGGATTTATCCAGTCTGTGCCTGATCGCGTTGACAAGTCCGTCATTAAAGACGGATTCCGAAGGGAATGAAAACTGCTCTCCCATACACGGCTGTCCGACTTGCATGGGGAAGGATACCAACCAAATCCTGTCGCGGAATATAGGGCGGCCGGCGAGCGCCGCTGGAATACGGTGCCATTCCGCATCATACCCACACTCGGCCAAGTCTCCGAGAACTCTCCCGAACCATCGTCCGGGTTTATTAGATGGGCCTCGAAGCAGGTTTGCGACATTTTCCACAATAATGAATTTTGGTCGTATTTCGCCAACCAATCTGACGATTTCGCTCCAGAGGCCGCTACGTGTTCCTGTCGTAATCCCTGCTTGATTTCCAGCAATGCTAAGGTCCTGACACGGGAATCCCCCTGTGATGACTTCAATTCCTGTAATTCCGTCGCTAGCCAGTCGGTCTGCTGTGAGGGTTCTAACGTCGTCATAAATCGGTACTCCAGGCCAATGCTTTGCCAATACTTTACGGGGATAGTCCTCGATTTCACAGAATGCCACAGTTTCAAAGCCTGCGCGTTCAAGGCCAAGGCTGAAACCGCCTATCCCGCTGAACAAGTCGAGAACCCTCACCCCTTCGCCCCTGTGTCCAGTGCGCGGGATTTGAAGCAGTTGCAGCTTAGAAATGACGAATGCTTTGATGATCGCGGGCAGTCCTTGCTATGCGGCGCATCTGCTATCAGCGCCTCAAGAGTGGCGATGCGGGCGGTCATTGCGGTTACAAATAGCGGTGGCGTCCTCTTGAATTGCTGCCTGTCACAACCTCGGCAAATGAACATATCATCACGGTAGTCGCCTTTAGACTCTGCCATTCCGCAGTTCGGGCAGTACCATTTTTGGAAATTAATCACCTTCCAGCCTCCTTCGAGCACTCCCGCGCAATGATCACGCGGAGAAGCCCGGCTACAGTTACGCTTTGCTGTCGTGCCTTTTTCTCCAATTTAGCCTTTAATTTAGGGTTAATTGTGATGTGCAATGGTACGTCGCCTTTCATAAAATCACCTGTAAAATGGATGTTCTGACTCACTATAGTTGAAGCTATGGTTTCGGTCAACTACAAAAATTGTTGCGAAAATGTTTGACAGGGAATTCAGCCGCGTCTATATTCAATCCATCGGCAACACAACAAACGGAAAGGGAGTAAGGGAAATGGGAGACAGGGTTTTAATCCAAGTCAAATCAGGTACAGAGTTTTCACCAGTTTGTTATTTGCACTGGGGTGGAAACGATGCGCCAAGGCTTATACAAGAAACAGTGCAATTGATGACTAGTAGATTAGGCGACGTTGATTATGTATTCGGTCGTTTGGTTGGCGTCTGCCACGCCAGAACTCCCGGCAGCACTGGCCTTGGATGCTTCAACGCCGATCATATCCTAACTGCTGACGACAGCCACGGCGACGCAGGCGTTTACATCATTGATTGCGATACATGGGATGTAACGGCAAAAGGCGGCTATGGCACATCGTTTAATGCGGCGGTGGCAGCATGAACGCCGCGAAACTGGACAAGAGCGAAAGGCTTCAACGTGTCGATGCCCTGCTGTCATCAGGCAAGCAGTACAGCACGCTCGAAATAATCCAGCAGGCGAATGTCTGCGCAGTAAACAGTGTTGTGGCAGAGCTGAAGGCCAATGGCCGGGCGATAACCTGCAAGCGGTTTGGTAGTGCGTGGTATTACTGGATGGAGGTGTAGTCATGGACAACTGCGAGATTTGCCGCGAACACGCAAATGGCGGCACGTATTATGATGACGCGGATTGTTATATCTGCAATCTACAAGCCGAAAACGCCAAGCTCAGGAAGGTGGCGGAAACCGCAAAGGGCTTTGCCTATGAAGATAGAACACTTGAAAAGCCAGAGTGGTGGTGGCTGGAAGAATTGAGGCGGTCACTGACAGAAGCGGGGTACGAAGTATGAGCATCGCAATCATCGCATTTTTCTGCGGCATCGTCTTTGCTATTCTGTGCAACGAACTGGCCAAGGCGCTTGGGCGCAAGATGGCAAACACTGAGAGATTATTACCATGAGCGATTTTGAGACAGCAGTAGAGATAGCAGCAGAAGCCACCCGCGACCGCGAGACGGAAGCGGCGCACGGAGGCGAGGGCAGGCCGGAATCGGAGGCAGAGGCGTATGCTGACACCTTGGGGCGGCTGCACGAAGCCTATCTTTTTGACGGTATGGTGTCCATGCAAGCAGGTCGATACCTGTGCAAGAAGCCAGAACTGCACGTCATGCCAGAGTATTTTGATGAGCATTTCGGCCATCGCACAGACATTGAGCACGAACCAATGCCCGCGCAGTCCTGCATCCGCAAATCGGTGATGTGTTCAGGGGTCAAAATCTTCTGCTTGGAAGATGCGACTTTTCAGGTGGTCGCATGAACCGTCACACGGATAGGCAGATGACACGCGAGCAGGTATGGGTGCTGACAGTCCTGACACTTGGGATGGCAGCGGCGACGATAATTTTGATGGGGAGGGTATTGGGATGATAAAGCCTATTGAGCCGGGGTGCTTGGCTCTAAAAGCACCGGCTAAAATGTATTCGCCGAGTAGAGTTTTCCGGGGAGATTTGCCCGCCCATATTGTGACTGTTTTAGAAAAAGAAACGCCAACGTGGATGTGGCCATGCAAATACTGCGGGTCAGCAAGTAACTTTTGGAGGATAGATTCTCCTCTATGGAATATAAAAAATCACTTTACCTGCGCCTGCCGCCTAACCCGCATCGACGGCCACGACCCTGATGCTGAAATAACCGAAACCGAAAAGGAGTTGGACAAATGCGTATAACCGTGGAGCTAGATTTCGACGTAACCGAACACATCGACAACAACGGCAACGTGACACTGGATGCTGTGCGATGGATTGGCGACACGCACGACCAGTTGCCGCACATGGATGCGCTGTCTCAGATCAAAATCCAGGCCGAGACGGAATGCGCAGTTGAAAAGGCAGAGCAGGAGCGGTTTGAACTGAAACAAATGCGCGGCGACTTCCTGCGCGAGCGGGCGAGGGATGATGCGCTGACGGGGGTGTGGTGATGAGCGAGCAATGGTACTGCCCAAACTGTGGAATATCCTCGTCGAAAGCCGACTATCAGGACGATATGTTTATTTGTTCGGGCTGCGACAGGCAGCAATTCAAAAGAACACCGCCTGCATTTGTCACAGAAATGCAGAATCGCATCGCCGCGCTTGAGAAGGTGGCGGAGGCTGCGGAAGGCTATTGCACTGGAGTTTTTAAAACAATACTCGGAATGGAACGCGAGCTTAGCGCAGCCGGTTACTTACAGGAGAAAGCGTCATGAGCAATGCAGTAGCAACAATAGAAAAACCGGCAGACCAATCGGCCAATGTGCTTGCGCCTAGCAGCGAGAGCCGCGCCATGTTGGACATGATTCAGCAGGTCGCGCTAAACCCAAGCATTGATGTGGACAAGCTCCGCGCAGTGATGGACATGAAAATGGAAATGTTCAATCGCGGCGCTGAGATTGAATTTAACGCGGCAATGGCAAAGGCTCAGAATGAAATGGAGCCGGTAGTCAGGACGGCCCAACAAGCAAACCAACAGCAAATACGCTGTGCTTGAAAACATCATTGAGCAGCTCTCCCCAATATGGACAAGGCATGGTTTTGCTGTGTCCTTTGGGACTGGCGACTGCCCAACAGAAGGTTATTACAGGGTCGAGTGCGAGCTAACCCATTCTGCGGGTCATTCTAAGCGATACCACGCCGATCTGCCGTGCGATATGACAGGGATTCAAGGCTCGGTGAATAAGACCGGCATTCATGGTTTCGGCTCAACTATGAGCTACGGCAGGCGCTATCTTGTCTGCATGGTTTTCAACGTGGCGGTTAAAACCGAGGACGATGATGGGAATGCTGCCGATCCTGAAAACACGCCCGCGAAACTGCTTGAACGCCTGCTAAAGCACAACGATGCAGTTCGGATGCACTTGCCCTCCATTCTCGCAATCAAGGAAGGCATCGCGCTGAACGAATACAGCGGAGCCTGCGAAGCCTGGAGCGAATTCGACGAGGACACGCAGCGCACCCTGTGGGTGGCTACGACCAAGGGCGGCATATTCAGCACAGAGGAGCGCCGCATTATGAAAACCAATGAATTTTATGAGTCCTATCATGGGCCAAGGAGCGCAGCATGAACGCAGCAGCAGAAGTAATCGAAAAAGCCACTACTGGTGTAGTTGAGTTTAACCAGTTTGAGCACGACCTAGCCGAGTACAAGGCGCGGTATCAAAACGTGGTCTATGACCTGACTGTGCCGGAAGATGACAAGCGGGCGCGATCTGACCGGCTGGCAATCGGCAAAACTATTGCGCAGCTTGACCGTGTACACAAAGCGGTTAAAGAGCCGCTGAAGGCGCAGGTTGATTTACTGGACGGCGAGCGCAAGCGCATCAAGGATGGCCTGCTCGAAATTCAGGAGAGCATCAAGTCGCAGATCGAAGCACATGAAGCAGCAATCAAAGCCATTGCCGATGCGCTGCTCGAAAAGGCGATGGCGTTGCTTTTCCTGTTGAAGTTTGACGACCAGCAGCCGACTATCGCAGTTGTGCGTGATCGCGTAGCCGCGCTCAAGGCAACCGTTATTGATGACAGCTACGGCGATCAGCAGGCGCTCGCTGCGCTCAACAAGGAAAAGTCTCTGCAAGTTTTAGAGCCTATGCTGTTGGGTCTGGAAGCGCAGGAAAAGGCTGCTATCGAAGCGGAGGCGGCGCGTATCGCTGCCGAGGCAAAAGCCCGCGAAGAACGCGAAGCCAGGATTGCAGCTGAAGCCGCTGAGAACGCAAAGCGCGAAGCCGCCGAAGCGGTAGCCAGGGCAGAGCGCGAAGCCGCAGCCGCAGCCGAGCGCGAAAAGCAGGCCGCAATCAAAGCCGAGCAGGATGCCAAGGATGCCGCAGAACGCGCAGAGCGGGACAAAGCCGAAGCGGTAGCTATAGCAGAAGCCGAAGCCAAACGCAAAGCCGAAGCCGCCGAAAAAGCGCGTCTTGATGCTATTGAAAAGGAACGCATCGAAGCAGAGAAGCGCGAGGCCAACACGAAGCACTGCGCGAAGATCAATAACGCTGCCGCTGACGCCATCACTGAATGCGGGTGTGATATTGAAACCGCCAAAAAGATCGTGGCTGCTATTGCTCGCGGGCAGATTCCTGCTGTCAAAATCACCTACTGAGGGCTACAGCATGAACATGGAAGCAATGACAGAACGCGCCGTGGAAGCAACCCGCGATGCAGAGACAGAAGCGGCGCACGGCGGCGAAGGTCGGCCAGAATGCGAGGCAGAAGCCTATGCCGACACCCTGTGCAGGGTGCATCAGGCATATGTATTTGATGGCATGGTTGCAATGTACGCAGGTCGCTACAGCAAGTGTCCTGAACTGCATGTCATGCCCGAATACTTTGACGAGAATTTCGGCTATCGCGCAGATATTGAGCACGAACCGATGCCCGCTCAGAAATGCGTCTGCAAGTCAGTAATGCACGAGGGCGTGAAAATCTTCTGCCTTGAAGATGCAAACTTTGTGGTGGCGGCATGACCTACACCGAGCGAGTATCCGCCTACCTGAAAAGCGGTGACATGCGGCAAAAGAGCCAGCCGGACTGCGCAAAGCGCCTGTGCATGTGTGTTGTGACGCTACAGCGCCGCCTGAAGGCCGAAGGCACGACCTGGCGGGCTATGGTTGAACAGGAGAAGCGCGGACGCATAGTGGCTTTGCTTGCCCGAAATCCCCACGCAGACTCTTACCGGCTTGCCGATGCAGGCGGGTTTAGTCAGCGCAATTCGGCGGGGCGAAAGTTTGTGCGGCTGTTTGGCATGACGGTGACGGAATACAAGAGGAGGGCGGCGGCATGAATAGCAGGCAGCGCAGGAAGATGGAAGCAGCAAAGCACAACGCCCTCAGAATCGAGGAGGAGGCGTATCGCGAGGACAGGGTGCGCGATCCTGATAAGTACAGGAGGCGAACCTCTAAATCTACCGCACACAATGCGGCACTGATTCTGGCTCTTGGTGCGGGGATGGGGCTATGACCGCCATCGACGAACTCCCGCAACCGGAAGCCGCACAGACATGCGTCTGCTGCCCGATATGTCGACCAGTGGCTTGCGATGGCGTTGCCAAGGGCGGGGTTTGCGAGGACGAGTGCGATTGTAGTGATTGGTCGAAGGGGGTAGAGGCATGAGTGATCGCGTAACCTGTTTTTGGAATGCCTCACGGGAGGTTTACGAATTATCACGCAACGGCAAAATAATTGCTGAAACCACCGACACCAAAGTTGCCATGAAAATATGTATGATCGATTCTGAAGTAACCGTGATGCAAGACCATTTCCTTATGATGGCAAAGCGGTTTGATGATCTTGTAAAGGCATACCCACCGGAAGGGCAAGAGCGATGAACACATTCCACAGCCTGCTGATCACCTATGGCAAGCCGCAAGTGCTGCTAGAGTTGATCGCTAAAGACTACCCACCGCACACAATACCGCACACTTACGCACAAAGGAGAGAGCAATGATCCACCATCTTGCAGAGCGCATTGAATACGCGAAGGACGAACTAGCATGGCTTGAGCGTGGAGCACCAGAGGGCGAGGAGCCTTGGCGGGGGTGGGATTTCAGATACAGGCACATTAGCCCGCCGACTTACTGTGCTTGCGGAAATAAACCGACTTGGGATGGCCACTTAATTTACCGCCGTCGCCCCAAGCTGATCCACGCTATCGACGCCAAGGGGGTGCGGTGGGGATGGCCAGAGCCGATGCGGGAAGCGCCTGCGATTGGTACCGAGTACTGGATCATTGATCTTGCCAACAGCAGCATTGGTCGAGATGAATGGGATAACACGGGCTTCGAAAATGACACCCTTAGAGCTGGCCTCTGCCAAGCAACCGAGGAAGGCGCACAGCAGCAGTTAAGCGCGATGCGAGCCATCGCTAGAGGGGGTGAGTAAAATGAAAATATCAGTGCATAAAACGATCATGTCAAAGCCGCGCCTTTTTTCGGTCAACCGCTATTGGTCAGGGAGGCTAATTCACATCGGCGTCTGGAAATGGGTCGTCATCACTGACCTGCGAAACGATTGGGTCAGCGACATGACTAACGGGCGCATGACTAAAAAGGATTTGCCGAAATGAGTGATAAAGAGTGCAGCCACGGGAAATCATACGACGAGCCATGCGCCTCCTGTGAAATAATTTGGCAGGAAGAATCAATTGCATGGCTGACAGTTGCTCTGAACAAAGCGCATGAGGCCCTAAAAGCCGCACGCAAGATACAAGATGGCGATGCGCCGAGGGGGTGAGTAGATGGGCGATGCAATGGCGGTAATAATTGGAATATGCGTTCTGATTGGCGTAGTTTTTTTGGCCGTTGTCGGCGCGTTAAAACTGACAAACGAATCTGCCCTTATCAGTGAGTGCGAGGCATCTCTTGTTCTGCGTTCAGAGCATTGCATCATTGCGGCAGTGCCTGTGCGCGGCGATGCGCCGAGGGGGAAGGGATGAGCGAGTGTAACCATTTTTGGAGGGCAGTCGATTCTCGCCGCAGTCAGTGCAGCAAATGCGGGGAGATAACAAAAGCGCCTTGCCGTGAGCCTGAGTGCGCCAAGATGCAGGAGCAGGTAGCCGCCCTGCAAGCCGAACTCGAGAGGGCGCGGGAGGCGTTGATGCGAGAGTGGATAAAAAACATTCCGAAGCGTGACCAGCATGGAATTCCGATTGCCGAAACTCGTGAGGAGCGAGCCGAAGCCCGCTACAAGCGCGAGATAGCAGCTGCCCATAAGGGCGAGGAGGGTTAGGCAATGAAAGCATTAACGCAGCAGGAGTGGTATCACATTCGGGACGCCGCTAAGAACGCTGGCGTGGAATTCGTGAAGTACCAGCACGAGTATTTCCACGTTACATCTAAAATATACCCCACAGGGGAATCCCCGCTATGGAGCGTAGATCAGGTGTTCCCCGTTGATGCGGCAGAAATTACAGAGTGGTGGGAAGATGGATAGGGATACCTGTGAGCATTTTACGCCCAAAGAAATGCAATGCAGCGCATGTGATATTAGGGTTATCAACCCCTGTAATCACCCTAATTTATACTTATTAGCGTTGGAGCGTACAGGCTGGCGGCGTTATGTTTTTGGTCGATGGGTGTATAGCTCCGAACCATTTCGCCGAGACATTCAGCGCAAGTGCGCCCGAGTGCAAATGCAAACTCTGCTTGCGCCGTGCGAGAGGCTGTACCCCGAAAGCGATAAGCCCGCCGCTAGCGGGGAGGAGTGAGAATGTCCATACCAGAGTTTCTAATTGTAGTTTTTGTAGTAGCCAGTTGCTGCGCAATCTTTCTACATTTTTTGTCCAAGTGAGGAGTAGAGAATGACACCTGATGAATTCGACTTTTGGCAGAAGGCTTATCTGGCGGCGTTGGCAAGTGCCGCAAATAACCCTGACAATTACAATGCAAGTGATTGCACAATTCTCGCCGCTGCTCATGCGAATGATTCTGTGGTGCAATACCGCACCGCAAAAGCCACGGTAGTGCAGACTACCTATGCGACAGCGGATTAAAGTTTATGGCAGGCGGCGAACTTGCGAATTAGCAAACACGCCAGCAGGAAACCGGATAGCTGCTAGCAGCGAAGCCGGAGAGCGTACAACGTAGCGAACGCTTAGAGCTGCTACGGCCTGCCACCCAACACCAGTTAGTAGCTCAATTGGTAGAGCAGCGGTCTCCAAAACCGCAGGTTGCAGGTTCGAGTCCTGCCTAGCTGGCCACCATTAACAGGAGGAGTTATGGATAAGCAA